TCTTTACATGGCCAGCAGGCTTAATTAGCCGCACCCTTGGCCCAACTGGTAACTTTGTGGGCCTTCGCCCTATTTTGCTTGACGACTCTACATACTTTAGAGCGCCCACCAATGTCTCGTATGGCATTAAGTTTATCAATCAACAGCAGTACAACGGTATTGCTGTTAAGACCGTAACGTCCACTTACCCACAAGTGATGTGGGTCAACATGACGTTTCCTGACATTGAGATGTACGTCTACCCACGGCCTACGCAGGACTTAGAGTTTCACTTTGTGTCGGTTGAAGAACTAAACAACCCTGCTAGCTTGTCCACGATTCTGTACTACCCACCAGGCTATCTGCGTGCGTTTACATACAACTTGGCCATGGAGTTTGCCCCTGAGTTTGGCGTTGAGCCAAGCCCACAAGTGCAACGCATTGCGATGACTTCCAAGCGTGACCTCAAACGCATCAACAACCCAGATGACGTGATGGCACTGCCTTACGCATTGGTGGCCAACCGCCAGCGTTTCAACATCTATGCCGGTAACTATTGATGAAAACGCCGATTCTTGGCAGCACTTACGTCACCCGAAGCGTCAATGCAGCAGACGCTCGGATGGTCAATCTTTTCCCAGAGATTGTTCCAGAGGCTGGTAAAGAGCCCGCGTTTCTGAACCGCGCCCCTGGCCTCAAACTGCTCAATACCATTGGCAACGGCCCGATCCGAGGCTTGTGGGCGTTCTCGTCCAGCGACAGCACGGCCTTTGTTGTTTCTGGCACACAGCTGTACAAGATCACCACATCGTATGTCGCCACGTTAATTGGCACGGTGGCCGGTACTGGCCCCGTCAGTCTGGCTGACAACGGCACACAGCTGTTCATTGCGGCCAATGGCCCCAGCTACATCTACAACAACACAACAAACGCCTTTGGCCAGATCACCGATCCAGACTTTCCAGGCGCTGTGACTGTCTGTTATCTGGACGGCTACTTTGTGTTCAACGAGCCAAACAGCCAAAAGCTGTGGATCACTGCACTGCTAGACGGCACATCCATTGACCCGCTTGAGTTTGCCAGCACTGAAGGCTCTCCTGACGGCTTGGTGGCCGTAGCAGCCAACTTCCGCGAGGTCTGGGCCTTTGGCACTAACTCGATTGAGGTCTGGTACGACTCTGGCGCAACAGACTTCCCATTACAGCGCATCCAAGGCGCTTTTAACGAGTTAGGCTGTGCTGCCCCTTACTCGGTTGCCAAGATGGACAACGGCCTGTTTTGGCTTGGCCGTGACCGCCGTGGTGAAGGTATTGTCTACCGCGCCAACGGCTACACCGGCGTTCGCATTTCCACACACGCTGTTGAGTGGCAAATCCAACAATACGATGATATATCGGACGCTATTGCGTACACCTATCAGCAAGACGGCCACAGCTTTTATGTACTGGTTTTCCCTAGTGCTAACACCACTTGGGTTTATGATGCGGCCACACAAGCCTGGCATGAGCGTGCAGGGTTTACTGACGGCAACTTTACACGCCACCGCGGCAATTGTCAGATGGCGTTTAACAACAAGGTTGTCATTGGCGACTTTGAAAACGGTAACATTTACGCCTTTGATCTGGATGACTTCAGCGACAACGGCGGTATCCAGAAATGGCTACGCTCATGGCGTGCGCTACCAACTGGTCAGAACAATCTGCGCCGCACGGCCCAGCACACGTTGCAACTCGATTGCGAATCTGGCGTTGGCCTAAATCTTGGCCAAGGCGAAGACCCTCAAGTTATGCTCCGCTTTTCAGACGATGGCGGTCACACATGGTCTAACGAACATTGGAAGTCCATGGGCAAGATTGGCGAGTATTACAAGCGCGTGCTGTGGCGTAGGCTTGGCATGACAACTAAGTTGCGTGACCGTGTTTATGAAGTGTCTGGCACTGACCCTGTGAAGATTGCCATCATGGGCGCAGAACTAATTCTGAGTCCAACAAATGCCTAGCCCTAACGCTACGCCAACGCCGATCACGCCGCCGCGAGTGCCGTTGATCGACCCTCGCACGGGTCTAATTGACCGCGCGTGGTATTTGTTTTTCTTGTCGCTTAATGATATTGCCACGGGCGTTGTTGACGATGTTAATCTTGGCGTTGACTCAATATCCTTAATTGCTTCTTACGATGCGGCTTTGCAGGCTCTGGCGCAGAATGTTGATACCCAGCCCCCACCAGTTGATCTAAGCGCCGAGTTGATTAAGCAGATTGAGGCGGCTGGGTTAATTGATTGTTGTTCTGGCTTAGTGTCCCAAGTGGCCGAGATGCAAAAGCAATTAGAAGCGCTTAGTCTGTTGCCAGCACCACCAGAAAGCAATCTAACTAGCGGTACATCTATTTTGTATGGCAATGGATCTGGCGGCTTTAGCAACGTCACGATTGGCTCTGGCGTCAGCTTTGCGGCGGGTACGCTATCGGCCACGGGCACGGGCGGCTCGGTCACAAGCGTGTCTGTTGTGTCGGCCAATGGCTTTGCAGGCACGGTGGCAAACCCTACCACCACGCCAGCCATAACACTGACCACAAGCATTTCTGGCATCTTGTACGGCAACGGCACGGCAGTCGCGGCCACTACGGTCAGCGCACCGCTAAGTTATTCGGCTGGCACACTAAGCATCACGCAAGCTAGTGGTTCTACTAATGGTTTTTTATCCAGTACTGACTGGACAACATTTAACAACAAAGGTTCTGGCACAGTCACCTCGGTGGCTGCGCTTACACTTGGAACGACTGGCACGGATCTTTCCTCGACTGTTGCCAATGGCACAACAACGCCAGTTATCACGCTAAACGTGCCCACGGCCTCGGCCACCAATCGAGGCGCGTTAAGCTCGGCTGACTGGTCTACGTTTAACAGCAAGCAGCCTGTCTCTGCGCCAGTCACCAAGACGGCTGACTTTACGGTTGCGGCAACTGAAGTTTGGCTGATTAACAATAAGTCAGGCTCAACTTGCACGGTCACTTTGCCAACACCGTCAACCAATTCAGGGCGCGTTTTGTACTTTCAAAACTACCAAGTACGGGCGCTTGTGTCGGCATCTAGCAACGTAGTGCCCTTGGCTGGCGGCGCGGCTACTACATCAATTCTCTTGGCAAGTTCAGGAGATTCTGCGACACTTGTGTCTGATGGCACTAACTGGCTGATGACACAATACATCCCGAACAATATCCTTCTCTTGGAGTAAACCATGACTGTCACAGTGAAAGTTCTCGTACCGGCTAAATTTGCCGAAAACTCGCAAACAACCCAGTACACCGCGACTGGCGTTACGGCCATCATTGACAAGTTCACCGCTACAAACATCAGCGCAACAGCCGCTACGATCAGCGTCAACTTGGTCACTCTTGCTGGCTCTGCTGGCAACACCAACTTGATCACCAAGACCAAGACCTTGCAAGCGTCTGAGGTCTATACGTTCCCTGAACTGGTTGGCCAAGTGCTTGGCGTGGGGGACTTTATCAGTACAATTGCAGGCACAGCCAGCGCAATCAACATTCGCGTTTCTGGACGTGAGGTGACCTAATGCGTGTAACCTACGGCAAGGGTTTTGCACCAGCTTTGTCCATGACGGGCAAGGTTTTGGCGTTGCAGAATGAACTCTTAAAAATGCCGCAGGCCAACATTGTTACCGAGCATATTTTTAAGCCAGGTGTTTACGAGCGCAAGATTACGATTCCAGCTTGGACTGTTTTGACTGGCGCAGAACATAAGACGCCATACCACGTCCGAGTTGAAAAGGGCACGATTGCGGTCAATACAGATGACGGCGTTAAAGTGTTTACTGGCCCATGCGACTTTCCAGCAAAAGCTGGAATGCAACGCGCAGGCCGCGTGTTTGAAGACGAAGTGGTTTGGGTAGACGTGTATGACAATCCAGACGACTGTAATGATTTGGCGGTGCTAGAAGACCGTTTGTATGTTGTGCCTAACTGTGGCCTTGCCGACAGCCGCACCGACATCCAAAGGGCGCAGATTGATTATGGGGCGTTTCTTTATCAGATCGGTATGACTCAAAATGAAATGGACACGATTGTCCATAATGAGTCTGATTTGATGGAGATGCCTGATGGCGTGGCTGTGGAGTTGCGCGATTCGCCGATCCACGGCAAAGGGTTGTTTGCAACCCGTGATTTTGAGGTTGGGGAAGTTGTTTGCCCAGGCCGAGTGGATGGTAAAAGAACCCCAGGCGGGCGTTTTATTAACCACTCATTTAACTGCAATATCAGACCCGAAAAAGTAGGGGATGACATTTATGCAATTGCTGCGCGTAAAATATGCGCTGGCGATGAATTACTGGTAGATTACAGAGCATCAATGCGAGTCAATTTTGGACTCACGTTACAAGGAGAATTGCCATGTCTGGATGGGTAGCAGGGGCCACGGTTGTTAGTAGTTTAGTAGGTGCAAAAGCGTCTAAAAGCGCGGCAAGCACGCAAGCCGCTGCGGCTGACCGCGCTGCTGAACTTCAAAAAGAACAGTTTGAACGGCAAGTAGAGTTACAAGCCCCGTTCCGAGAGGCGGGCGTTCGCGCGCTACCAGAACTGGAAGCAGCCTCTAGATACACGCCGTTTGGCATGGGTCAGTTTCAACAAGACCCAGGCTACGCATTTCGTTTGGCTGAAGGCCAGAAAGCGCTTGATCGCCAAGCGGCGGCTCGTGGTGGTTTGATCTCTGGCGGTGCTTTAAAAGCCGCGCAACGCTACGGTCAAGAGATGGGTTCACAAGAATACACAAACGCTTTTAATCGTTACCAGATTGAACGCAACGCTAGACTTAACCCGTTGCAATCTTTGGCTGGTTTTGGTCAAACTTCTGTAAATCAACTAGGCCAAGCTGGTCAGAACTACGCATCCAATGTTGGCAATCTAATGACTGGCGGTGCAGCGGCTCAAGCAGCTGGTCAAGTAGGCGCTGCCAATGCAATTACTGGCGGTTTGGGTACTTACTTAAATTACTCTCAAAATAATGCTTTGCTTAACGCATTAAAAAATCGTGGCTCTACTTATAGTGGGCCATCAAATGCGGCCATTGAGCGACAAATTTACGGAGAAGATTAACTATGGCACTTAATCCAAACATTGCTCTTGGCGTTAGGCCACTTGAGGTTCCTAATCAGTTGGCGCAGTACGGTCAAATGCAACAAATCATGGCCGCACAAGACGCACAACAACTGAACGCTCTTAAAATGCAAGAGGCGCAAGCGGGGCTAGAAGAACGCAACAAATTACGCGCATTAAACCCAGCAGCGGCTGATTACGAGGCGCAACTTTTTAAAGTTAATCCTCAATTAGGCATCAGCTATCGCAAAGAGCAAGCCACTACTGCCGCGCAAAAAGCCGCTGAAACTAAGTCTTTAACCGAAGCGGCGGCAGCTAAACAAAAAATGATGGGTCAAGCATACCGAGATATTAGTGGCCGCCCTTCAGACGCTAACATTACCGCGCATTTAGAAGATATTGCAGAGTCAACGTTGTACAGCGATGCTGAAAAAGCGTCCATTACAAAACGAGGGCTTGACCTTTTAGCAATGCCGTTTGCAGAACGCCAGATGTTTTTAGCACAACAAGGCGCTAGTGCAAGCGAATTGAAACCCTCAACGCAAACAATCAACCGCGCCGGTGCTACGGACATTGTGCGGGTGCCTGCCTTTAGCGGCGCGCCCGCTACAGTTAGCACTTATGCAGATGTACCTTTGCCTGCTGATGTGCAAGCGCAAAAGATTCAAATTGCACAACAAAGCCGCCCACCGCGCGCTGAACCAGCACCTCGCACGCAACAAGTAACGATGAGCGACGGCACGTTGGGTATTATGAACATGGATACCGGCGTGGTTACGCCTAGTACTATGGCTGGCGCTCCCGTTAAAGGTAAGCCGTCAGCGTTTGCAGAAA